AAGCCGAGCTCACCGCAGCCCGCGCCGCCGGCGAATCGCTCAAGGTCTGGCAGATCGAGTCGAACCGCGCGATGCGCGCGAACAAGCAGGAATCGACCGCGGCGCTGTTTGAAGCTCGCGACGTCGCCGACAAGACCAAGTTCGACCGCTTGGAAGCAACGCACCCCGGCGTCTACAAGCGCTACTCGGCCAAGGTCGAGCAAAAAGTCACGGAGTTCCGTGCCCAAGGCAACCTGATCCCGAGGTCCGAAGTGCTGAAATGGATGATTGGCGAGGACGCCCTGAGCGGCACGATCCAGCCGAAGACGAAGACAACGAAGACGGACGCGCCGACCAAGGTTGACCGCGGCCGTATGCCGGGCACCAGAAGCGACACGAACGGCAAGGGCAGTCCCAGCGAGCGCGAGAAGCGTCGTGAACGCTTGCGTAGTACCTTTATTTGATACGGAGCGACACGATGAACGCACTATTCCTTGCACTGCTCAACTTCCTGACGCTCGGTGTCATCAACACGTCGACGTCCGATAACCTCCAAGCGGACATCGTTCCGTACATTCAGGAGGAAGTCGAACCGCTGGCCCGCCGCTATCTGGTCGCGTACCAGTTCGGCAAGCCGCTGAAGCTCGACGTAAATCGTGGTCTGACCTATACCGCCAGCCGCTACGAGCGTATCCCCCTGCCGTTCGCTCCCCTGCAAGAAGGCCAAGCGCCACCGGGCGAGGCGATCCAAGTCGTGCAAGTGGTCGGCACCGCCCAGCAGTGGGGCGACAAGGTGACGCTGACTGACGTCGCGAACATCACCGTCTTTCACCCGCCGTTCCAGCAAGCTATCCAGCTTATCAGCCTGCAAATGCCGGAAACGCTGGAACGCAACACGCTCAACACCCTGATCGCCGGCAACCAAGTCAACTACGCCAACGGCCGCGCCAACCGCGCCGCGCTGGTGTCGACCGACGTGATGAGCCCGCACGAAGCCAACAAGATCACCGGTTCGCTGGAAACCTACGGCGCCCCGATGTTCCTGGGGACCGAGCGCGAAGACCTGATGATCGAGGCCGACGCCTACCGCGACGTGTCGAAGTCGCCGAAGGTGATGCAGCATTACGTCGCCCTGATTCACACTCTGCCGGTGCAGGACATGCGCGAGAATGCGCAAGTCAATACCGCGTGGTCGTTCAGTGACATCAATCGCCTGTACAACAACGACCTCGGTGATTACGGCGGCGTTCGCTACTGCAAGACCAACATGATGCCGTACTGGGTCGGCGTGGCGCTCGTGACGGGCACCGCATCGACGGCCGGCGGCACGCTGGCGACGAGCTCCACCTACAACATCCAAGTCACCGGTTCCCCGGTCTTGACCTCGGTCGAGCAGCAAATCTATCAGGTGTCCGGCAGCATCAGCGTCACCGGCCCGACCGGTTCGATCAGCGTGGTCCTGCCGACCAAGCCTGGCTATGTGTTCAATGTCTACATCGGCACGACGTCATCGCCGGCCAACCTCGGTCTGAGCGCGTCCGGTCCTACTACGGGCCCGCTGGCCGGCCAAGCAACGCAGCTTCCGTCGGGAGCGACGGTAATCATCACGGGTATCGGTGCCGCGCAGACTCCTCCTGCTGCGCCAGCGACCGGCGTGACGGTCTTCCCGACGATTTATATCGGCAATCACTCCTATGGACAGGTGATCCTCGAGAATCCCGAGTTCATCTACTTGACCGGGCCGGACAAGAGCGATCCTCTGAATCAGACGCGCGTGGTTTCGTGGAAGATGTTCTACGGATCGATCATCCTGAACCAAGCGTATTTTGCTCGGGTCGAGTCTTCGAGCGCATTCAGCCCCGGCTACACTTCTGGCACGATGGCCGATATTAGCTAGGAATGACGATGGATGACGACAAGAAGGCTGCGGCATCGCAGCGGATGAAAGACCGTTGGGCCGAGAAGCGTGCGGCCAAGGCGGCGAAGGAACAGGCCAAGGCTGCGGCCGCTGTTGGGATTGACCCGTTGCCTACCGACGAGCCGACCGAGCGCGAGAAGTTCCTGCTCGAGCAGATCGAGCAGCACAAGAAGGAACTCGGCATCGTTCAGGCGAAGTTGACCGCTTCCGAACAGGCGATCATCAACGCATCCGACGCCCAGTGGGGAACCAACATCGAGGAAATTCCGACCGGGAAGACCAAGATGATTATCAAGTGCGTCGGCTACAAGCGCACCGGATTCGAGAATGGTCGCGTGACGCGCGAGCCGATCTTCGAGGAAGTCGAAGTGCCGACCTACCGGTACAAGATCGACATGGCACCGTGCGGCGGCATCGACCTGAAGATCAACGATGTTGCCTACTACCACGGGCAGACGATCGAGGTCGACATCGACACTCTGCGCACGATCAAGGACACGGTTTACAAGACATGGGCGCATGATGCGTCTGTGCATGGGAACAAGGACGAGAACGCCTACCGTCCGAAGACCCATGAAAAGATCAGCGCTCGGGGATTCTGATGGGCGATCGAGTTGCTAGCGGAAGTTTTCAAGTAACGATCACGCTGACCGATAAACGCCAGATCACTATGTCCGGATGCGTCTACAGCGACGATAACAAGCACGATATCGACGAGCGTATCGACGCTTACATGGACGTCCTCGACCGGCAACTAGTCCGAGCCGACGTGACCAACAAGGAAGCGCAACTGGCGCAGCAAGACACCATCCTCGAGCAGCACGCGGCCCGGTTCGCAGCCTTCGCCGAACTGAAGAACACCGGCCAGAAGTTGAGCATCCAGCAGAAGAATGAACTCAGCCAGTACGACACGAACGTTCAATTCGTGAAACGGCAGAAGGAATCGCTGCGCGCGGCCATCGCCGAAGGCAAGAAGCGACTCAACGGCGCTGCGGCATGATCGATGCAAGCCAAAGCCATATGCCTGTTAGCCAGCCAGATCGCCAAGGGTGGCGGTACGCTGGGAGCCTACGGCACGGCGATGACGCCAATCGTCGGCCAGTGGCTCAATCTGGTCTTGGAGGATCTCTGGCTTAACAAGGATCTGAAGACCAATCGCTTCACCAGCACGTTCACCCTGCTCGCGGGCACCTACGGCCCCTTCCCGCTCGAGGCCGACTACTACCGCACTTACGATCTGTTCTACCCGCTGCCGACGCAGGCTGGCCTGAACAACTCGGCCGACATCATCATGCTCTCCCCGGCGACGATGGAAGAATTCGACGCCGAGTTCAAGAGTCCGTCGACCACGAACTACCCCTACGAGTACGCTACCGACCTGTCGACGCAGGCGGCGGCGCAGATGACGGCCGTCGTTAGCGCGATCACGCCAGGGGCAACGTCAATCGGCGCACTGTGGGTCTATCCGCAGATTTCGGTCCCCCTCCTGCTTACGCACCGCTACATGGCGAAGCAGCCGGACATCGTGAACCCGGAAACATCGCCCGTTGTCCCTTGGTTCCCGTACACCGAGTACTTGATTACGGCGACTGCGGCCGGGATGATGGGCGTGACCGGCGACAACCGGACCAAGGAATTCAAGGACCGGTCGCAGGAGATGCTACGCCCCCACCTCATCATGCAGGGCGACGAGCAGAAGACTACGCACAGCGTGCGGCTCGACCCGCGGCACTTCCGGACGAACAGAGGGGCGCGACCCGTAAAGTCGTACCCGTTCTGACATCATGGCTATTGCCGATAGCCATCCGATGCTGTTTACCCCGCTGGGGTTGGTGGATGCTTTTGACGCATCCAAAATGTTCGTCGGGGCCTGCCAGAAGCTCCAGAATCTCATCTTCGATCAAGGCAACCCGGAGCTCGCGGTATCGCGCCCCGGTGTCACACTGCTGGTCGATCTGCTGTCGACGCTTCAGTTCGCTAGCCCGACGTTCATCTCGGTCCATCTGGAAATCGGGACGCGCGTCTACGGCATGGTCGCGACGCAGCGCAATCCTGGGAACGATGAGCCGTTCTGCTGGGATACGGCGACCAATACGGTAGTGGTGATCTCCGGGGTGACGGCGCTGAACACGCCTGCTAGCCCTGCGCAGTTCGGTGACTGGACCCCGCCGACGATGGCGGTGGTCGGCACCATGATTATCGTCACGCACCCCGGTTTCAGCGGCAAGGGCAAACACCTGTGGGGCGATGGAACGCTGTGGGGAAGCACGGCGCAGAGCGGTAGTAATGCCCTGTGGGGCGACTCGTACACGTTCGGCATCATCGATGTGACCAACCTCGCGGCGCCGACGTGGAATGCGACGACGACGGCGATCAATACGCTGTTCTCCGTTCCTACCGCGGTGGCGAATTTCAACAATCGCGCCTACTTCTCGGTCGGTAATCAACTCCAGTACACCGACGTTCTGACCAATCCGCCGACGATCACCAACGAGACGCAGGCCCTAACGATTGGAGATTCTGCCCCGGTCAATGCCTTATCCGGCCTACCGGCACAAACGGTCGGATCCGGTCTAGTGCAGGCACTCATCGCATTTAAGATTAACCAGAGCTGGCAGATTTTCGGCGACGCAGCGACGTGGAACCTCGGGCAGAATTACATTTCGCTTACGACCGGTACCAACGCCCCGCGCTCGGTGGTCCAATGCCCGAACGGAATCTACTTTTCGTCCAGCGGTGGACCGTACTTTATCGACTTGCTCGGCACGCTGCGCCCGCTGACGTACAGTTTGCAGATGCAGCAGCCCGACATCGAGGTTCCGTTCCAGAACGCCCTATTCCCGACGCGCACGGCCGCGGCGTACAACTCGACCATCTACCGTGTCTGCCAGCAAACAATTGTCCGCGGGCAGCAGGGAACGAATGATTACTGGTTTGACGAGCACCGCCGTCGGTGGAATGGTCCGCACACATTTCCCTACGACTGCGCCGGGGCGCTCGGTGACAACTTCATCCTGTCGGGCGCGCCATTCCCCGGCAAGTTGATGATCAGCGCAACGCAACAGAACGAGTCCTTCGTCAACACTGACCTTGGCACGCTGATGACGTGCACGCTGCTATCGTCGACGTTCCCGAAAACGAACGACATGTTGATGAAGCAGGTTGCAGAGTCGCAGATCGAGCTATCGGCATCCTCGGGCAACATCACCTACACGATCCAAGCGCAGGACGATCAGGGTCAACCGCTCGGGACCGCACAGATTGCCGTCATCAATACCGGCAACCCGTGGGGTGGCTTCATATGGGGCGATGGCACGGTATGGTCTACGTCGAACCTATGGGGCGGCGGCTCGCTGTGGGGCGGCAATGCGGCCAATTGGGGTGATGGCTCGACGTGGGGCCAGCAGAATCCTCAAATCTTTTGGGCACAGGCTGGTGGATCCGGCGTCATTTGGGGCAAGGGCGTGCAGAATATCCCGCATACCTATCCGGTGCCGTGGACTGCGCCTCTGGTGTTTGAGAAGATGCAACTATCGATCACTGCGACCGCTTCCGCAGAAGTAGGGATTGGTACATTCTATGCGCGGTATCAGAAGACCGGTTATATGACTTTTGGACTCTGAATGAGATTTTTGTTGCTTGCCATGTTCTCTACCTTATCCTCTGCGCAGACACTCACGTTTACGCAGACGTCCTCCTTTCAGGGAACGATACACGTTCAAGGATTGGCGAATCCAGGTTATGCGACGCCCTACTACATCAATATTTACGAGAGCATTCCGGTTCTCGCGAGCAACGGAACCAATGTCAATACGCCACAGGTGGGATGGGTGTGCGATGTGCCCGCTGATTGCGCGGTTACTGCTGACGGCGATTGGGACGCGACATGGGCACCGCAGACGAACGCTACGAGTCTGTTCGCGATTCTTTACAAAGGCGACGGTGTACCACGAGATCCCGCTACGTGCGGCGGGCAGTCTGGTGGCGTATGCAATGGTCCCGGCAGTGCTGTTGCATTCAGCAACATCATCCCGGTCAATGTAGTGGCACCCGATCCGCCGGGGGCGACGATTACCTACGGCGGTAATTGCACCGATTCGCAGAACAATGTATGGGCGATCGGCACGGCACCTAAAGGCGCGGTAAGCGAGAATGGCTCTACTCTCGGTCCCAATGGATTTTGGGCTAACTCGCTGACATGCGGCAATCCTGTATCGGCGATCAATCAGGACAATGGTGCCAAACAATGTTGGACCGGCGGCGGATGGAAGAATTGCTAACATGATCGCTATGCGCGGTATCAGAAGACCGGTTATATGAGGTACGGCCTATGAAGAAAATTGTGATGGAGGTTATTCCCCATGCATCGCAGAGGTACGACACTCTAGGTGATTATTGGATTGATCCTGATGGAACTTGGCAATTCAGAGTTTCTGATATGGGAGATTGGCGCTACAACTACTCAGTGTTGCTGCACGAATTTGTGGAGTTCGCAGTCATGCAACATCGAGGGATAGAAGAGAAGACGGTTCTCGATTTCGACTTATCCGTGCCACCGGATTCTAAATATGCGGATGATCCCGGGTTCGATCCCAAGGCTCCGTATCACTGGGAACATGTGTTGGCCGACACCATGGAGCGTATTCTTTCAATATTCCTAGAATTTGAGATCGATGCGCAGTGGGATGCCGCTAAATTACTCCCAAAGTGGGCGCCGAAATGATCGACAAGAAGGCGAAGCGGACGGAGCTCGTCGAAGCGGCGAGGAAGATTCAGGATCAGATCACTCCCCTGATGCAGCAGTTAAACTATTTCAATGGCGGGATCACGCTGCTGAACGAACTGATTACGGACGAAGAAAGCGAGAAGGAAAATGAACCTCCTGAAACTGCTGTGTGATTT